AATATTATACGGATGGCCCTTTACCAATTTGAAATTTGAATTTCTTCCAGAAATTACACCAGTGCCATTGGGTACCCAAGTATATAAGGGTACCAATATATGGGTAAGAAGTGCCAGAGCTCGATTGGGTACCCATTGACTGAGTCAAAATGCCTCCCCCAAAGAAATTCCAAATAAATGCCAAAAACTACTTCCTCACTTATCCAAAGTGCTCCCTAACAAAAGAGGAAGCACTCGCCCAATTCCAAAACCTAGATATACCAATAAATAAAAAATACATAAAAATCTGCAGGGAACTCCACGAAGATGGGAGCCCTCATCTCCATGTGCTCGTGCAGTTCGAAGGTAAATACAGGTGCACGAATAACAGATTCTTCGACCTTGTATCCCCCTCCAGGTCAGCACATTTCCATCCGAACATTCAGGGAGCTAAATCCAGCTCCGACGTCAAGTCCTATATCGATAAGGACGGAGACACCCTCGAATGGGGAGAATTCCAGATCGATGCACGATCTGCAAGGGGAGGACAACAATCCGCCAATGATGCTTACGCCAAGGCACTTAACACAGGAAGTAAGTCAGAGGCTCTTAATGTAATTAGGGAACTAGCCCCAAAGGATTTTGTTTTACAATTTCATAATTTAAATTCAAATTTAGATAGGATTTTTACACCTCCAGCGGAGGTTTATGTTTCCCCGTTTTCTTCTTCGTCCTTTGATCAAGTTCCCGAAGAACTTGAGTGCTGGGTCTCCGAAAACGTAATGGGTGCCGCTGCGCGGCCTTGGAGACCTAATAGTATTGTCATAGAGGGTGATAGTCGAACCGGCAAAACCATGTGGGCCAGATCACTAGGCCCACACAACTATTTGTGTGGACACCTGGACCTGAGCCCAAAGGTGTACAGTAACGAGGCCTGGTACAACGTCATTGATGACGTAGACCCCCACTATCTAAAGCACTTTAAAGAATTCATGGGGGCCCAGAGGGACTGGCAAAGCAACACCAAGTACGGGAAACCCATTCAAATTAAAGGGGGTATCCCAACAATCTTCCTGTGCAATCCAGGTCCCACCTCATCATATAAAGAGTACCTGGACGAGGAAAAGAACTCCGCACTCAAGGCCTGGGCCATAAAGAATGCAGAATTCATCACCCTCACAGAACCACTGTACTCAGGTACCAATCAAAGTCCAGCACAGAATAGCCAAGAAAAAACCAATCCGGAGACGGAGGGTTGATCTTCCCTGTGGCTGTACTTACTGCCTAAGTATCGACTGCAACTCACATGGATTCACGCACAGGGGAACCCATCACTGCAGCTCAAGCAGAGAATGGCGTGTATATCTGGACAATCAAAAATCCCCTATATTTCAAGATATCCCAACACGACGAGAGACCATTCCTCACGAACAGAGACATAATCAAGGTCCAAGTCCAATTCAACCACAACCTGAGGAAAGCATTGGGACTACACCAGTGTTTTCTAACCTGCCGGATCTGGACTCGTTTACATCCTCAGACTTGGCGTTTCTTAAAAGTATTTAAATTTCAGTGTATGAAGTATTTAGATAGATTAGGAGTAATTAGCATAAACAATGTAATTAGAGCTTTTACACATGTATTGTATGATGTACTCGAAGGCACAATTGATGTCGAACTCTCACATATAATAAAATTCAATCTTTATTAATTTGATACAGAATCATAAAAATAGATTCGTATCTTCAATGTAGCATACACAGGGTTAGAGGCATGAGTACATGCCATGTACAACAACAAAGCATTCTCAGTGTGATTCTCATACTTAGCAGCCTCCTGATGATTATAACAAACATGATTGTTCAGCTTCATAAACTTCCTCACCAGAGCCTGTTCCTTGCTCGCATACTGTCCACCAGTAGCCATAGCAGTAAATCTACGAAGAACCTGATATCTACCCCTAAGATCATTCTTAACAGTAGCCGTACTAGGCTCATTATCATACATATTAAAAACCTGTCCGAAATCCATCGGAGTCCCAAAGGGACGTCTATCCCTAACAACAAAAAACATAACTGTATTGGTGTGATTCTTAGTCTTGATATTCTCATCCATCCACACCTTACCCAGAACATACACGGACTTGACACAGAACCTCTTGCCAACACGATGGGTGAGCCCATTTCCACGAGTGACATCAGACACACAAATGACCTTCCCAGTATGGGCTATATCATGACGCTGTTCAAATGACTGGACCTTACATGGGCCTTCACAACCATACGGAACATCAGGGCTTCTGTACATTCTGTATATTCTGGGCTTTCGATACATGGGCCTGTTGATCCACATCCTCCTTCGATTTGTGGCGCGGACAGTGGGGGCAGCAACACGGGTCACTCCTGGTGTGTCGAAGTTCAGACGGCGACGTACTCTCGACACGGGCGTTGAAAATACCATATCGGCGGGTCGCTTCGACATAACTACGAGAACGAATGACAGATATCAAATCCCGTATGAGATCGTATCCAATCGTATCCGGAGCGTACGTATCCTCCACCAACTGACAATATTTGATAGCGAGCATACACCGCAGACCGTGAACAGTCTCCGGGAACTCGTTCAACAATGGATCCCACATTTTACCCAAAACTTCGAGGGCAAGTCATTTATAGGGGACCACCACACATTTAAACTTTGAGGGAGCGTTCCCATTGGACCACATAAACCAAGTGGGGCCCATTTTTTAAAGGGCGGCGGGCCATCCGGT